TCGGGGTGGTCGCTGACGTTGTATCTCGTCGGCGCGTCCGTCATCGCGCCGCTGGTGGGGACGCCGAACGGGAGCGGGTTCGACTTCACGCTGCCTGCTTCGACGACGGCTCCGCTCAAGGCTGGCGTCTACAAATGGACGGAGCGCGCGAGTAAGGGCGGCGAGGTGTTCGTCGCGGCGAGCGGGACGGCGACGGTCGAGGCCGACGTCGCGGCGATGGGCGCGGGAGACGGCCAGTCGTGGGAGGAGAAGGCGCTCGCGTTGGTCGAGGCGCGGCTCCTGAACCGGTATTCGGAGGACATGGAGACGTTCGCCATCGGAACGCGCAGCGTCTCGCAGATTCCTCACAACGAACTGCTCAAGGTGCGCGACGACCTGCGCGAGCGGCTCCGCATCGCGGGCGGCGGCGCGTTCTTGCGGACGGTGCGCGCGACGTTCACCGGGACGCAGGGCGAGACGTGAGCGACCGAGCGCCTATCGACCTTGGCGGAGGCGTGACGGCGACGCTCCGCGATTGCGAGTGCTCGTCGGCGGAGTGCGACCACTCTCGCCCGTGCGGCATGACGTTCACCCACACGACTCCATCGGGTGAACTCTGCGCGGCGGGCGGGTGGCTGTACTTCGACCACGCGTTCCCGAACGGGTGGAAACTCGAGAGGGTCGAGCCGTTGACGGTGTCGCCTTCTCTGCACTGTACCGCGTGCGGACGACATGGCTTCGTGCGCGATGGAAAGTGGGTCGAGGCGTGAAGGCGAACAAGCGGCCGTTCCTGTACCGGGTGGCGGATGCGTTCGAGGTGTTGCGCGGGAAGGCGCGCGGGCCTGCGGGCGGCGGGCGTCGTGCGTTCGGCGCGGCGGACCAAGGTCGGCTGTTCGCCGACTGGATGGTGTCGCGTATCGCGCGAGACGAGGAGACGCGGTGGACGCTCGGGCAGATTCGCGCGCGCGCGCGTGCGCTCGAGAACGACGACCCGACGTCGCGTCAGTACCTCCGGCTGCTTGGAACGAACGTCATCGGCGCGGACGGGATGCGCTTGCAGGCGCAGGTGCGGAACAACGACGGGAAGCTCAACAAGCAGTTCAATGACCGCATCGAGGAGGCGTGGTGCGAGTGGATGTGGCAGCCGACGCGCGACGGGAAGCAGGACGGCGTGACGTTCCAGCGGCTTCTGCTCAAGACCGTGGCGCGCGACGGAGAGGCGTTCGTTCGCATCCATCGTGCGTTCGAGCGTAACCCGTTCGGTATCGCGCTCGAGGCCATCGACCCGGACCTCATCGACGAAACCTACAACGTACCGCTCGCGCCCGGAGAGAACGAGGTCCGGCTCGGCATCGAGGTCGACAACGACGGGCGATGCGTGGCCTACCATATGTTCGAGCGGTCGCCGTATGCGCCTGCGGCTGGCGTGCCGCGTAAGCGCGTGCGCGTGCCCGCGTCGGACATCATCCATCTCTATGACCCGGAGCGCGTCGGACAGACACGCGGCGTGTCGTGGATGGTGCCGGTCATGGTGTCGTTGAAGATGCTGTCGGGCTACGTCGAGGCGGAACTCGTCGCGGCTCGCATCGGCGCGTCGGCGATGGGCTTTTTCCAGAAGAAGGCGGACGCGGGGAGCGCGGGCGCGCTGCCTACGAACGAGGGCTCGTTCACGATGGAGGCGAACCCCGGCACGTTCGGCATCTTGCCTGACGGCTACGAAGTGTCGGAGTGGAACCCGGACCATCCGGCGACGGCGTTCGGTGAGTTCGTGAAGTCGGGGCTCCGTCAGGTGAGCACCGGCCTCGGTGTGTCGTACAACGCGCTCGCGAACGACCTCGAGGGAGTGAACTACTCGAGCATCCGCGCGGGCCTGTTGGTCGAGCGCGATATGTGGCGCTGCGTGCAGCGGTGGTGGATTGCGGCGTTCCTGCGGCCCGTGTTCAAGGAGTTCCTGAACATGGCGCTGTTGCACGGCGCGTTGACGCTCGACTCGCGCGACTTCCGGAAGTTCACCAAGATGAAGTTCGTGCCGCGCGGGTGGGCGTGGGTCGACCCGCTCAAGGATACGCAGGCTGGCATCGCGGGCATCGGCGCGGGGCTCGCCTCGCGCACCGCGTTGCTTGCGGAGCAGGGACTCGACATCGAGTCGGTGTTCGAGGAGTTGGCGGCCGAGGAGGAGCTTGCCGAGGAGTACGACGTCGACGTGTCGACGCCGACGGCGAGCGCGGGCGGCGGCGGATTCGGTGCGACGTCGGACAAGAACGACGAAGCCGACGACGAGGCCGACGACGGCGAGGACAAGAACGGGGCGTCGAAGAACGGCAGCGGCGGCGCGCGATTGGCGGAAGCCATCCGCGCTCGGCTCCGTCGTCGACCGTGACACGCAAAGTGCAATAGACGCCGTGCGCGATAGCGGCTAGGGTGCGCGGTCAGGAGGTGACATCGTGAAGAAGAAGCTCGCCGAGGTGGGGACTCTCCCGAAGCAGTTCCGGATGGGCAACATGCAGGTGCGCGAGGTCGAGCGCGCCGCTGATGCTGCGGAAGATGCCCCTCGCCTGTACGACATCAGCATCAGCAGCGAGGCTGAGGTCGAGCGTTGGTTCGGTATCGAGGTGCTGTCGCACGAGTCGAAGGCGGTCGACATGACGCGCCTGTCGGATGGTGCGGCGGTGCTGGTCGACCACGGCGGGGACCAAGTCGGCGTCGTCGAGTCGGCGCGGCTCGAGGATGGCGTGCTGCGTGGCGTCATTCGCTTCTCGCAGAACGCGCGCGGGCAGGAAATCGAGCGGGACGTTCGCGACGGCATCCGTCGCAACGTGTCGGTCGGGTACTTCGTCAAGCAGGCGAAGCGAATCGAGGACCGGCAGGGCGTCGACGTGTGGAAGGTCACGCGTTGGCAGCCTGCGGAGGTGAGCATCGTGAGTGTTCCGGCTGACTACACCATCGGTGTGGGTCGGTCGGCGGAGGGCGGGGGCATCCAACCCGTCGAACTCGAGGACGGCGTTGCCGTCGAGGAGGATGACATGAAGAAGGTTCGAGCGGCGGACGGCAGCGTCGTCGAGGTGCAGGACGATGACCCGCGTCCGGCGGTGACGTTCGGCGGCGGGGACAATCGCGCGGCGCGCAACGCCGAGGTGCTGGCGGTGTGTGCGGCGAACGGGCTCGACGCGAGCGCGGTCGAGGAGTTCACGCGCGACGGCGGCGAGTGGGCCAACCGCTCGGTGGCCGAGGTCGCGGTCGAGGTGGCGAAGCGGCGCAAGACGGAGCGCGGTCCCGCGCCTGCGTCGAGCGAGGCGCTGGGCCTCGGCGACATCCCGGCGAAGGACCTCGAGCGGTACTCGTACCACCGCGCCATCCGACAGACGGTGCTCGCGATGGAGAACCCGCACAATGCCAAGTTCGATGGCGTCGAGGCGGAGGTGCATCGTCACCTCGAGACGAACTGGCCGAAGGACATGCCGCGTCGTGGCGGCTTCCTGACGCCGATGCGTACCCGTACCCTCGCCAGCACCATCGCGGGCAAGGGCGGCGAGGTCGTCGCGCAGCAGGCGGGCGAACTCATCGAGTTGCTGCGAGCGCGCGCCATCGTGCTCTCGCAGGGCGCGCGTCTCTTGACGGGGCTCACGGGTCCGGTCGGATTCCCGCGCATCACGGCGGGTGCCAGCATCCAGTGGGTGCCGGAGAACCCGGTGAGCGACACGCCTGCGGCCGACCCGTCGCTCGGCATCGCGCTGCTCTCGCCCAAGACGATGCAGGGCGTCGTGCCCTTCACGCGTCAGCTGGCGATGCAGTCGAGCATCGACATCGAGTCGTGGGTCAAGGATGAACTCGCCACGTTGCATGGCCTCGCCATCGACAAGGCGGCCATCCACGGCACCGGCATGAACGGCCAGCCGCAGGGCATCTACAACGCGCAGGGCGTGTCGACGGTCGACTTCGCGTCGACGTTCGCGGACATCGCCACGCTCATGTCGATGGTGACGACGGTCGCGGACAACAACGCGGACTTCGGCACCATGCGCTGGCTGGCGTCGGTCATCCTCGCCGGTCGACTCCGTGTCACGCAGGAGTTCGGCCAGACGAACGGGCAGACGCTGTGGAGTGGCAACCTGCGCGACGGCCAGATGCTCGGCTATGGCGCGGCGTCGACCACGCAGGCGTCCAAGGCGATGAACGCGAACAACACGCTGGAGACGGGCGGCACGAATCAGGCGCTCGTGTTCGGTAACTGGGCCGACCTGCTCGTTGCCCTTTTCGGGGCGATGGAGTTCGTGGTCGACCCGTTCACGAAGAAGGCCAAGAACATCATCGAGGTCGCGACCTTCCAGATGGGTGACGTGCTGCCGCGTCACGGTCAGTCGTTCGTGAAGGCGCTCAACCTGCCGCCCGCCTAACAGCGGCGGCTTTCCCTGACGCGCGAGCGACAGAGGGAGGCATGACATGGCGGTGAAGATGCGAGCACTTCGCTCGTTCTGCTTGGGTGGTCCGAACAACGTCAAGGTCG